CGCGCAGGTAGTCGCAGTTTTCGCAGGTCATCGTCGCCCCTCGACCGCAACCAGCGGCAGTTGTCGGGCGTCGAACTCGGCCTCGCGCTTGGCTTGGGCCGCGGCTTCGTCACTCAGTTCGGCCCATTCGAGCACCGTGCGGTCGTGGTCTGCTTCGTCGTCCAGGTCGTCGTGGATCCACGGATTGCACTCCGCATCACTCCGGCTCAGGCTCTTGACCGTCGCCGCGATGGCCGTGGCATGCCCGTTATCCATCGCGTCTCGAATCACGTCCCTGTCACGCATGGCGTAGTCCTCGGCGTCGCGCTCGCTCTTCGCGACAACCCACACGTCAGCGGTGATGTGGACTCTGTACAGCTTGCTCATCGTCCGTCCCTTCGCGCGATCGTCAGAGCCCGCCACTGCGGGCAGTCGCGATGTTTTCCGCTGGGGTCGTCCCAGCCCGTGCGTGCGGGCGTCCAGCCCGCGTCGAGGAGCTCGAGCGCCTCGGCGTTGTGGCGCGCCCATCGGTGCAGCCGCAGCGCGTGCGCGAGCGCGTCGAGGTGGTCGCGGCCGGGGGTGAAGCCGCTGGGGTAGTGCAGCCAGCAGTAGCCGTCGCGCACCTCGAGGCGCGCACGCACGCCAGCGTCGCCGGGAGCGGCTCACGCGACCCCACGGCGCAGGAGGTCTGCCACCGCGCACCCGATCACGTGCCCCACCTGGGGCACGACCGCGTTTCCGAGGGCGCGGAGGCGCTGTGCTCGCTCTCCGCGCTCGTCGGTGACGCGCGGAGGCTCTTCGTCGGGCTGTTGCTCTCCGGGTCCGACGGGCCACCGGTGCGCGTCCAGTCCGCCGGAAAGCCCATCAGGGCCTCGACCCAGGCGGGGTTCAGACGCCCGTGGCACTGAACGGCGTCCGGGAGCTGTCCGCGGCGCTGTCCCGGCGCGAAGCTCCCCTTGTGATCCGACGCGCATGGCGTCGGCCACCGGCCCTTGCCGCCGTCGCCGCGCACCGCGTCCGTTAGTGAGATCCCCGCGTGCGCACGCGAGCTCGTCGTGTTGCGGCTCCCGCTCCCGTTCGCGTCGCTCGCCGTCGCGGTCGGCCACGCGCCACGCGACGACGAAGAGCCGCTCCCTGCGGTGTGGAGCTCCAACATCGGAAGCGCGAACGCACGTCCAGACCGCATCATACCCGCTTTGGGAAAGCTCTCCGAGAACCTCTCCGAGCCCTCGAGCAGCGAGAGCTGCGACGTTCTCCACGACGACGATTCGCGGTCGAAGTTCGCGAATGACTCGCGCGAACTCCCACCACAGACCGCTCCGCGCACCCGCGAGACCAGCTCCGCTCCCTGCTGTCGAAACGTCTTGGCAGGGGAACCCGCCGCAGAGGATGTCGACGGGAGCGACACGGTCGCTCCCGAGGGATCGCACGTCCTCGTGTCGGACGGCGTCGGGCCAGTGTCGCGCGAGGACTCGACGGCACCACTCATCTTGCTCGCATTGCCACGCCGTTTCGGCATCGAACCCTCCCTCTCGCAGAGCACTTTCCAGACCCAGTTCCAGCCCGCCGATTCCGGCGAAAAGCGATCCGATCGTGACGCGGGGCCTCACGACGCGCCTCCGAGCACGGTGGAGCACGTGAGGGCGTGGCCCTCTCCGCGCCTCCGGCGGCATGAGCACCGGCGCGGGCGACGGCGATCCGTGCACGAGCACGCAAGGGATACTTCCTCGCCGTCCAGCGCCATCGGAAGCATCGGGCGCGCGGCGTCCGCGATCACGTCCAGATAGCGCCGCCCGCGAACGAACGTCCCGCCGACCTCCGCCTCCCGCTGCGCCCACCACGAGAGAGCTCCCGGCGCATCGCGCTCCGTGCGCTCGAGGATGGAGCGGCTTTTCAGGAAGCACCCGCGGCAATTGCTTGCCCACGGCGGGAGTCCGAGGTCGAAGGGCTGTCCCCGCCAGAATGCCTCCACGTCCTCGCGCGTGACCCGCGCGCGGTGGAGCGGATAGACACTGTCGAAGTCCTCCTCCTCCCGCTGGCGCTCCCGGTGCTGCGCCACGCGCCGCGCCTCATCGAAGCGCAGGCCCACGGCGGACGTCCAGTGGTCGAATCCCTGCGCCCGCATAAACGCACGCATGGCTTCGATTTTCAGTTCCACCGTGCAGAATCGCGCGGTGGCGTTCGGGAGGAATCGTCTCTGTCGAATCAGGTCTGCGAAGGGCTCTCCGCGCCGCGACGCGGTTTCGAAGGTGACCTCCGCGAAGCCGTGTTCGAGCGACCGGTCGCGTTCGATCCATCGCAGGTCGACGCCCCATGCGACTGCAATCTCCGAGAGGAACTCCAACGTGCGCGAATGCTCGTCTCCGGTGTTCGCGAACACCGCGAAAACGCCCGGCGGGAGTCGACCGCCGTGCGCGTCCATCACTCGCCGGAGGAGGAGGGCGGAGGTCCGCCCGCCCGAGACATTGACCACGGCGGGTGCCGCGAGGCGGAATGGATCGATGCTCACGGCGCCTCCCTCCGGCGCTCGAGGAGGCCCGCGCGCACGAGGCCGTCGGCCGTGGTCGGAGAGACCTCCAGCGTGCCCGCCAACGCCTCCAGGGAGGAGGAGGAGGACTGCGCCGCGCGGAGGTCACGCTGGAGGAGCTCCCGCGCCCGCTGGAGGCTCTGGAGCGTCCGCGGGCGCACCCATGCGGGAGGAACACCGGCGAGGAGCCGGTGGAGCTCCGCCGCGAGCGTCGTGAGATTGAGGGGCCGTCGGCCCGGGCCGTGGCCGCTCATGGCCGACGCTCCGCCAGTGCGAGGCCCGCCAGCGCAGAGCACGCGAGGCCCGCCCACCCCGCGACGGCCAGAATCCACGTCGCGGCGTCGGACTGCCCGCGGGCCAGCTCCGCGACCGCCGTGAGCTCCACCGCGGCGGAGGCGAGCGAGGTTGCGATCGGCGCGAGGGCGAGAGGGTCGACGCGGCGGCTCACGGGCGCACCCCTGCGGCGAGCGCCGCCGCGCGCAGGTGTTCGACCGCGGCGTCCAGCGATCGGGCCACGAGGGCCCGCGCGTCCGGGTCGGCCACCCGCTCGAGGAGCGCGGCGCGGAGCACCCGGAGGGCCTGCAGGGCGAGGGAGAGCTCCGCGGGCATCACGCGACCTCCGCGGTGTCGAGCGACTCGAGGTGCTCCTCCGCGGCGCGGAGGAGGGCGTCGCGGTAGAGCGACACCGCGCGGATCGCCACCGCCTCCGTGCATCCGTGCTCGTGCATGATGGTCTGCAATTCCCACTCGCACGACAGCACGCCGGAGGTGTTGTCCGTGTCGACCACCACCTTGCGGGCGAGAGCGTCGGTGTCGTCGGCGCACTCGAGGTCGGCCGCGGCCATCGCCTCCGCGACCTCGTGGGCCTCCTCCTCCGCGGCCTCCGCGGCCTCCGCGGCCTCATCCCGCAGGCGCTCCCGGATCGCCTCCAGCGCCTCCATGACGCCCTCGAGGAGCGCGGGCCGCGCCTCCGCGCAGAGCTCCTCCTCCACGCGCTCGAGGTCCGCGTCCGTGCTCTCCGCGGTGATCCCGAGCAACTCCGCGGCCTCGCGGCGGATCGGCTGCAAGTAGTCGGCGGCATCCCACACCTGGACCGTGTCGCACTCCTGCCAATCGCGGCCCTCGAGGAGCTCCGAGATTTCGTCCATCGCGTCCGCGCCGTCGCCGCGGTACTCACCGACGCGGTTGTGGCCGTCCCATCGAGTGGAGTAGCCCGCGACCGCACGCTCCGCCAGCGGGCGCACGTCCTCGAGGAGCTCCTCCGCGGCCGACCGCGTGAGCGCCGGGACTTCCCAGTGAGCCACACGGCCGTGGTAGACCGCGAAAGAGCGCGTGTTGCGGTCGTTGTGGTCGACGCGCACGGTGAGGGTCCGCTCCTCCGGGTCCAGCTCGAGCACGACGGGCTGGGGGCGATGCTCGCCGGGGCGGCGGTCGTGCAGGCATTCCGTCGGATAGATGATCGTGACGGAGGTCTCGGCGGTCTCGGCGGTGATGTTCGTGTCGCTCATGGTCTCTCTCCCTGGGCCGTGATGATGGCCCTCTCAACGCCTCGAGCCCCGCCGGTCTCCCGGTCGGGGCTGTGTGCGTCCGGCATCCGCCGGTGTCGCGAGGCTCACCGCATCCGGCGGTATCCCCATCCGAGGTGCTCCCGCACGATGGTCCGCGCGGCCTCGAGGGTCATGGCGGTGGACCCCCGGCCGACGCCCTGCGACGCGCCGACGTCGGACCAGTTGGTGACGGTCGCGGTGTCCTCCGCGATCACGACCTGGAGGTAGCGGGTGTGGTTCCGACCGGCCTTCTGCGAGTAGATGATGGTCATTGTCTCTCTCCCGTTTCGTCGGGGCTCCATCGCCCTGACACCACGGAACCTAAACCCGTCTAGACGTGCCGTCAACACCTTTCGGACGATTATCTCTCGCGCCGCGTCGATTCGCGCGAAACCGCTGGATATCTAGTCGATTCCGGGGAGCACCGGGTCTGCGGTGCAACGGCACTGATAGTCATCGCCGGGGTGTGCGCGACGGCCCGTGCGCGGGTCGACGATGGGCGGGTCGGCGTAGCGGTGGCGCGTGCCGTCGAGTGCCTTGTGCGTGAGCCGCACCCTCTCATCGCGCGAGGAGCGCCAGACATACTCGACCACGCCCGCGCTCTGGTGTCGCGCCTGCTGAACCTGGCCATAGAGCTTCAAGGTCTGGTCTCGCGCGAGGAGCCGCGCGTGTCCCGCACCGGTGCCCGTTGCGGCCTGAATGCGGCGCGCGAGGGTCTGCACGCGCGCGCCGCGATTCGCCAAGAGCGTACGCTCCACCCGCGCGATCTTGCTCTCGCAGAGTCGCTTGATGAGGTCGAGGTTGCGCCGCCGCCAGAGCTGGCGCAGGAACGCCAGGTTTGGCGCGGCCACATCTTCCAGCGGGATTCCGAGGGCCGCGAGTTGGCGCGTCCACTCATGCTCCGAGTGCCGCGCGACGGCCCCGAAGACCCGCTCGAGCACGCGCGCCGCGCGCCGCGCGAGGAGGGAGACTCCTCCGAGGAGGGAGCGGAGACGGCGGAGGAGGAGGCGGAAGGCCCCGTCCGGGAGAGCGACTCCTCCGGCGGGCCCCGTCACCGGGCCATCCGCGTCCGCGCGCGGCTCCTCGAGGAGCTCCGGCGCGGCCGCGCGCACCTCCGCTGCGATCGATCGCGCCAGCGCGCGGTCCAGCTCGAGGAGGGCCGCGGTGAGAGTTGCCATCGCTCCCGACGGCGGGACAGCACGCACGCCCGACGGGCGCGCCGCGCGAGGCCGACGGCCGGGCACCCGCGCCAGCGGGAGGCGCGGCGCGTCCGCGCGTGCGACTGCGGCCGCAATCACTCTCGCTCCGCCGCGCGGTCCAGCTCCGAGACCTTTCGCTCCGCCCACGCGCGCCCCGCGTCCCCGCCCCACCCGTGCCACGCTTGCCACCCTGGCCCGCGGTCGCCCCACGTCGCGCCCTCTTTGTCCCGCGCGTGGCGGTCGAAATAGGCCTTCATCCTCCTGACAGTCTCCGGCGAGAGGACGCGCCCATTGAGGAGGTCGCGGGCCCGCGCGAGGCCGACGGAGGTCATGCCGCGCCGCGACGGCGGAGCCTCCGCGCGGGCCTCGAGGGCGCGGCGCGCGGCATCGGCCATTTCCTCCGTCGGCGTGAGGTCCACGTCCTCGAGGGCGTCGCTCCGCCATTCGCCGTCGGCCGTGGCCGCGTCGGGCTCCGCGTCGGCCGTGGCGTCGGGCTCCTCGCGGGCCTCGAGGTCGACGGTGGTCTCGGCGCTCCACCCCTCCGGGCGGAAGCGGGATCGCGCCACCTCCTCCGGCGTGAGCACGCCCGCTTGAACGTAGGCAACGTCCGTGTCCGCAACTGCCTTGCGGAGCGAGGCCTCCTCCGCGGGTGTGCTCGTGCGGAGCGGCGGGAGCACGACGCTCCACCCCTCCGGCTCCGCGCCCGCCGTGGGGCCCTCCCGCGAGAGGAGCACGAGGCGAGCGACTCGCTCGAGCGCCGGGAGGAGGACGGTGCGGCGCTCGCCGTCGACCACGTCGTCCCACCCGCGCGTGTCCGCGTCGCCGGTTGCGTTGAGGCCCGCGGGGCTCCGTCCGAGGAGCACCGCGACCGGCATTCCGGCCGCGCCCGCGACGCGGAGAGAGTAGCGGTCGAGGAGCTCCGGGAAGCCCGACAGAGCTCCGACCTCCGTGCGCTCGAAAGACTCGCCGTCCGCGTCCAGGAGGATGCTCCGCGCGACGGAGCGCGAGAGGTCCATCGCCTCGAGCCGCGCGCGGAGGAGGCCCTGCGGGTCGCTCCCGAGGAGGGCCATGAGGTCGCGCATTTTGAAAACCGAAACGGAGCTCTGCGAGAGGAGCTCCGTGACGCTTGCGTGCGCCCCGTTCCATTCCTGGAGCACGTCGAAAAGGTTTTGCAGGACGCTCTCGCCCCACCCATCGAGCTGTGCGCGGCGCGTCCGCGTGGTGGTGAGCCCCTCGAAGCGCACCACGCGCGTCCAGTGGACCAGGCTGTTATCGCTCCCGCCTCCGCTGGACGTGCGCTGGAGGCGATAGACAATCGGCTCTCCGAAGCGCGCGCTCGTGGGGCTCGTGTCCCACGCGTGAGGCACGAGCTCGAGCGCGGTCACGGAGGCGATCCAACGCACCGCGCGGAGCGAGGTCACGTCCAGTTCCTCCTCCGGCCGACGCCCATCGTCGCATCCGAGGAGGAGGGCCCCGCCGCCGTGCACGCGAGACCAGGTCCAGGCCTCGCGCGCGCGCCGCGCGAGGAGGAGGTCGTCCAGTGCTCCCTGGAGTGCCGTCTCCGCGGTCTCGTCTCCCACGCGCACGCGAAAGCCCGGCCTCATCCCGGCCGCGGGCAGAGCATCCGCGATGCGACGCGCGAAGGCGTCCTCGTGGTAGAGAAACTCCAGCGCGGCGCGCCCTTGCCTCTCACTCCCCTGAAAGGCGAAGCGCGAGCGGTGGCGGGTCTGCCCGGCGACTGCGCCGACGCCGGTGAAAGCGTTGGCCCATCCGTCGACACGCGCCACCGCGCGGCGGAGGAGGGCTCCGAAGGTGGAGGAGGAGGTGTCGGAATCGTTGCTCACGGGCGGTCTTTCTGCGGCCCGAAGGCCGCGCGGAGGCGGGAAACGAAGCTCCCCGCGCGATGATTGAGTGCTTGCGTCGCGGCGTCAACGTCATCGTCGTGTCGAGCGCGTGGGAAGCCGATTAGCGAGGCCTCGAAGCTCCCCTCCGCGGCATCGCGCGAGAGGTCGACCACGCCGCCGCGGAGCCACGGAGCGCCCCGACGGCCGTCGGGGTATTGGGCCCGCTCCGGGTGCGGGAGGAGGACGTTTCCCGACGCGAAGAGGGGAGCGACGGCGTGCGCCCGGCTTTCTTTTCCTCCCTGCGGCTCGACGGGCGTGAGCCCCGAGAGACGGCCGGTCAAGGCATCGATGATCGCCGGGCCGTTGGCCTTCGCCTCAATGAGCTTCGTGACGGCCCGCGGCCATCGCGCGCTCATGGCTTCGATTGCGGCGCACGTCTCCGTGAAGCTCATCCGGCGGGTGTCGCGATCCACAAGCCAGTGGTCGGGGCCCGCGTGACACCACACCTGAATCGAAACGAAGTCCGATCCGTCACCGCCCTTGAAAGCCGCGTCGACGGAGAGCGTCCAGGAGGCCTCGCGCGGGAGCTCCACCCAGAAGCGGCGAAGCCACTCCGCGCGAAAGATGCCTCCGCCCGCGGGCGCGGGGCGCTGTTGGAGCTGCGCCGCGGTGCCGAAGGGGCCCAGACTCGACTCGAGCCGGGCGACCACATCCTCCGGGTATCGCCCGGGCACGAGGAGCTCTCCCTCCTCCGTGCGCGGGTCGCGGGCGTAGCGCCGCGGATGGTGGCGCTCGAAGCGCATCGGCAGACACAGCACGGTCGCGCCCGCGCGCTCCATCTCCGCCGCAAGGTCGCGTTCGTGGAGCCGCTGCATCACGAGCACACGCGCCGAGCGACTCTGATCGCGGAACCGGGTTGCCATTGTCTCGTGATGCCACCGCAGCACGGCCTCCAGCTCGAGGCCGGAGGCCATCGCCGCGCCCTGCGGGTCAATCGGGTCATCGACCACGTGCGAGTCCGCGTGCATCCCGAGCACGGCCCCGCGGACCGTGACGGAATAGCGCCACCCGCCAGAATTGAGCGCGTAGAAATCCACCGCTTTCGACGCACTGGCACCGCGAGGAATCGCGACCTCCGGCCACCGCGCGGCCCACCAGGGCGAATCGATCAACGCGCGCGTGCGCCGCGCATTGTGGAGGATGACCCGCTCATTGAATGAGGCCGTGATCAAGCGGTGCGTCGGGTCCAGCGTCCAAAGCCACGCGGGCCAAAGAACGGACGCGAGGAGCGTTTTCGACGTGCCCGGCGGGACGTTGATCACGAGGTCGCGCATCTCGCGTCGCGCGACGGCCTCGAGATGCTCGCACACCGCGTCCAGGTGCCATCCCCACGAGAGGGGCGCGGACTCCACGAGCGGCCACGCGCGACGCACGAACTCTGCGAAGCCGCCGCGGCGCACGCGCTCCACGTCGACCGCGGCGCGGACTCGCTCTGGCGCGACGGGGGCGCTCATGCGAGGGCCTCCAGGTCTGCCAGCGCGCGGGCGAGGGCCTCCGCGGCCGCGCGGACTCGCCGCACCCGCGCCGAGTCTCCCTCCGCCGCGCGCTCGAGGGCGCGGGACACCCGAGTCGTCGCGCGGCGCGCGTCCGCGGCCAGGTCCGCCACCGTCCGCGCCGTCCGCGCGCGGGTGATCCCGGCCGCGGTGAGGCGGACGGTGCCGGTGCCGAAGCCCGTGCGCTCCAAACAGCCCGCGGTCACGAGGGCCGACACGCGGGCGGAGATGACGTGCCGCTCCGGCGCGCGATTGTGCCGCGCGAGGAGCTCCGCGACCTCCTCGAGCGCGTGGGGCCCGGTGCTCCCCTCGCGCCGCGCGAGAAACCACACGCCGAGGAGCACGGCCTCTCGCTCCGACGCCACGCCGAGGAGCTCTGCCTCCTCCTCGCGCGAGGCGCGTCCCGGGATCGATCCGCGCCGACGCGGGCGGAGCTCCTCGCGCGCCGGAGGGATGGGCCGCAGGGGAGCGGCCGCGGGCCGCGCGGGCTCCTCCGCGGGAGGAGGAGGAGGCGGAGGAGGAGGGACGCGCACCGGCGGCGGGCGCGGGGGGGGAGGAGGCGCAGGAGGGCCCGGCGGGGCCGGGCGGCGCGCCATCCCGAGGAGCCCGGCTCCGGGCCGAGGGATCGTGATGGTCACTGTCCACCTCCCACCCGCGACAGGAGCCCCTCGAGGGAGTCCAGCTCCGCCGCGGAGAGGCCCGCGAGGTCCAGGGGAGCGGGCGCGGACTGGAGCACCTCCGCGCGCGGGACTCCGACGCGGTCGAGGAGGGTGCGAGCGGCCGCGGCGGAGACGGCGGGGTCCGAGTCCTCGAGCTGTGCCACGAGCACGGCCGCGGCCCGCTCCGCTGCGGCGCGGAGGGCCTCTCGAGCAGCGGCGACGGCGTCACGGTGCTCGGCGGCGCGCGCGGCCCGCTCCGCCGCGACGGCTTCCACGGCCTTGTGGTGGACCCATCGCGAGACAGTCTCACGGGCGACTCCGAGACGGCGTGCGATGTCCGAGACGGTGAGGCCTTCGGAG